CAACTATGGCAAGAGTGGTGAGGTTATTCGCATGGGTGCTGGTCTTTATGAGCAGATGGAGGTTTCCAATACTATGCCTTATAACACCTTCTCTCTTAAGTTGATTGAAGATGCTCTCTATCAGCTTTCTGCTTCTAAGCTTGATTGGAATGAGCGTACTTTTGTCATCAAGACAGGTGAGCGTGGTGCTATTCAGTTCCATAAGGCAGTGCTTGATACTGTTAGTGGCTGGACTGCTTTCCAGATTAATGGTGACCAGCTTGGTATGGTGAGAAAGACTAACTCTCCTCTCCATGAGAATGCTCTTACTGCTGGCTTCCAGTTTGTTGAGTTCCAGGCTCCTAATGGTGTCAAGGTGAAGGTTGAAGTTGATCCTTACTATGATGATCCTGTGAGAAATAAGATTAGTCATCCTATGGGTGGTCCTGCCTTCTCTTACAGATATGACATCTTTGATATTGGTACTATGGATCAGCCTAATATCTTCAAGGTTGCTGTTAAGGGTCAGAATGGTGACTTCACTAGTTATGAGTGGGGTCTGAGAAATCCCTTCACTGGTCAGATGGGTAATCCTTATGCAAGCCATGATGAGGACAGTGCTACTATCCACAAGATGTGTACTACTGGTATTTGCGTGCTTGATCCTACAAGAACCATGAGCCTTATTCCTGCTTTGCTAGTAGGTTAATTTTCATAGTAATATAGGTTAATTGTTTGACGTGAGGCAGTGAGGGAGTTCTTCCCTCCTGCTCTCACAAATTTAAAAGGAGAATATAAAAATGGGTAAAAAGAGAGTAGAAGAGAATGTCAATACTAATGTGGTAATAGATGATGCTTTTGAAGAGGCTCCTAAGATGGAAATTCCTAAGGCTCCTGTCTATAACTACAAAGAAGAAAAGAAGATTGAACAGACAGCATTTGATGAGCCTGTAAACTGTTTGAGAAATGAGAGAATTATCGTAAGGTTTATTCCAAGGCCATCAGCAATGGTACAAAATCCTAAACACATCCTTTATGGGGGTATGGCAGAGAATGCTACAAGGAGTTTTGTAGTACCTAGATATAACTCTACAGGATTGTTCAAGAATGTACTTACTGATTCAGAGAAAGCATTCCTTGAGAAGGTAATGGGACTTGAATATAATGCTCTTAGTATCTATAGAAAGAAGGATAACTTTTGGGATGATAGCAACCCTATGGGTATAGGAAGAGTTACTCTTCATAAGCAAGATAACTTTCTTGACTTGAGTATTCCAGAAGACTACATTAAATATAAGATTCTTCTTGCTAATAAAGATGCTATTTGCCCCTCAATGCAAGAGCTTGAAGACAGACCTAAGGCAACTTATCAGTATGTCATCATCTCAGAGAATACAGAGGCTAAGATGAATCTTAATAGGATGGATGTAACCATGAAGAGTTACATGGAGTATGGTAAGATAGAGGATGATGTTGATACTTTGAGAGTCCTCATAGAACTCCTTGAGAAGAGGCCTCTCGCGCAGAAAGTCAAACTTGATTATCTTCAGGGAAAGGTCAATGAGTGGATTCAGAGAAATCCTAAGAAGTTCCTTCTTACTATCCAAGATGAATATCTTTCTGCTAAAGTCCTTATTAAGAGATGTGTTGAGGCAGGCCTCATAGGAATGAAGAATGATACTTATTATCTTAGACAGGATGGTTCTCCTTTGTGTGATTTAGGAGAAGAGAGCACTCTTAATAATGCTGCTAGATATATTAGTAATATCAAACACCAAGAGCTGAAGTATATGCTTGAGGCTAAACTTAAAGATTAAACATAATGACTATTCAAGAGTTTTCAGATCAATTTGATGTTCTTTGGAACAACATAGCTTCCAATCAGGCACCTGGCTTGAATGAGTATGAAAAAAGTGTTTTCCTGACTAATGCAGAAAAACAACTTGTAAGAGAGTATTTCAATGCCAATGTTGATGGTGTTGGAAGAGGATTTGATGGCTCTCAGAAAAGGCAGTATGATTTCTCTAAGATTATAAAAACAGTTTCTTTGTTTAATGTTAATACTTACGAAGAAAGAGTTTCTGATGCTGATAAGATAGATAGAAGGAGCGAAGTATTTCTTCTTCCTGATGATTACTTTTTATCTGTCAATGAGATTATTTCAGATGATAAATGGCAATTTTCAGTAATGGCTATAGACTATGCAGAGTATCAAAGACTTATGCTGAAGCCTTATAGTTATCCTGTTAAAAGAGGAGCCTGGAGGTTAATTACTAATAAAGTAGGAAGTAATTCATACAAAGAAGATGGGTACTCTTTCTCCTCTACTTGGACAGAAAACAATCACTCTCTTTTGATAAAC